AAGAAGCATTTGAACAGTTTAAAAGCATGGTATGTAGATTATACGTTCCAACACAAGCTTAACACGGTCCCCTTAGGTAGTCGAAAGATACTTCTTGGGGATTCTTTTATATAATGGTTTACATTTTATAGATTATATGATACTATAGATCTATATAAATTGGAGGTGAAATGTATTGTTTTGATTTAGAAAGTTTGGGGGTTGAATCCAACTCTGTCGTATTATCTGTTGCTATAGTTTATTTTGATCCAGCCGAAGAATTGGATTATGATAAACTATTGAACAGAACTTTGTTCCTAAAACTTGATGTTAAAGATCAAGTCAAACGCCTTAATAGAGTCATTGATAAAGGTACTCTAGAATGGTGGTCTAAGCAACACAAATATCTACAAGATATTAGTCTGCATCCAAAACCCGATGACCTAAAAGCTGAAGAAGCTATTCAAAAAGTAAAAGACTATATTAATATGTTCCCAAATCCAGATAATCAAACCATTTGGATTAGAGGCAACATGGACCAACCAATGTTTGATAGTTTATCAAAGGCAGTATCCACCGAACCAATTATGAGATATAATAACTATAGAGATCTTAGAACTGCAATTGATATTATGTATGGTTCATCTAATGGATATTGCGAAGTTGAAGACTTCAGTAAAGATAAAGTAATTAAGCACCATCCAGTCCATGATATCTGCTATGACGTAATGATGTTACTAAAAGGAAAACATGTCTAAATTCTATACAAGTGTACTACAAGTATCTAATAACATCTTACTTCGAGGTTATGAAGATGGCAAACGAATCCATACCAAGGTTGACTTCAAACCTACCTTATTTGTCTCATCTAAGACTCCAACCAAATGGAAGACTCTTACTAATGAATATGTAGGTGAAATCCAACCTGGTAGTATCCACGACACTAAAGAGTTTATCAAAAGTTATGGTGAAGTAGAGAACTTCAAAATATATGGTATGCAGGATTTTACCAAGCAATTCATATCTGAATATTATCAAGGTGAAATTGAATATGACCAATCAGTAATGAATATCACTAGTATTGATATTGAGACTACCACTGAACATGGTCTAAGTATTGATGAAGTGATTAAAGATCCTGTAGAAGAGATCACACTCATATCAGTAAAGAATAGAAATTCGACTGATATCGTAACCTTTGGTACAAAAGACTATGACAAAGTAAATGATGATGGTCCATATATTAAATGCCAAAGCGAAGCACATCTTCTACGAGAGTTCATGACTCATTGGACTCTAAACTATCCTGATATTGTAACCGGTTGGAATACAAATGGATATGACTTTCCATATCTAATCCGTAGAATGGCAAGGGTAATAGATGATCAAATCATCAATAAATTATCTCCTTGGGGTCGCGTTCGTGAACGATTGTATAAAGACCAGAATGGTAATGAAAAGATAGGTTATAATATCGAGGGTATTAATATGCTCGATTATAAAGAACTATTTGCTAAGTTTGGCAAAATCCAAGTAGATGATATGAAACTTGATACTGTTGCCAATACAGTTCTTGGTGAAAAGAAACTTGAAAATCCTTATAATTCATTCAAAGACTTTTATACAAAAGATTGGTCATTATTTGTAGACTATAACAGACATGACGTTAGACTTGTCGATAAGTTAGATGAAAAACTTAAACTGATTCAGATTGCGGTATCACTTGCATATTATTCTAAAATCAATCTAGATGAAGTGTATGGTCCAGTAAATATGTGGGATTCAATCATCTATAATCGATTAAAGAATAAGAACATTGTTATACCACCAAAAAAGAATTCAATCAAAACCGGTAAGTATGAAGGTGCATATGTTCAGATACCAGTAGTTGGTAAACATAAGTATATTGCTTCATTTGACTTGGCTTCGCTATATCCGCATTTGATTATGCAATATAACATTAGTCCTGAGACTCTTACTGATACTAGAATCCCTTGTACTGTCGATGAATTATTATCCAAATCATTTGATAATTCATATGTTAAAGATCAGAATCTATCTTTAAGCGCAAATGGTTGGTGCTATCGTCGAGATGTTCGTGGATTCTTACCTGAAATTATGGAAGAGGTATATGCTGACCGTAGTAACTATAAGAAAGAAATGCTTAAGTATGAACAGCTACTTGAATCTGACAAATACAATGTAGAATATCAGAATGCTCAAAGTTCCTCTAATGCTATGCAATTAGCAGTAAAAGAAGCATTGAATAGCGTTTATGGTGCAATAGGCAATTCATGGTTCAGATATTATGACTTAAGAATGGCAGAAAGTATTACTCTATCAGGTCAGTTATCTAATCGATGGAATGCTAATATGTTGGATGAGTACTTTAATAAAGCAAACAAGACTGAAGATGTCCAATATGTTATTGCCGGTGATACCGATTCTAATTATCTAACCTTAGAAGCAGTGGTAGAATCTGTATGTAAAGATAAATCTGTCGATCAAAAGATAGCATTCATGGATTCATTTTGTGCTAAAATAGTTGAACCATTGATTGATCGTTCATATATAAAACTTGCTGACTATATGAATTCATATGAACAGAAAATGAAAATGAAACGTGAAGTACTAGCCGATGTTGGTGTATTTGTAGCCAAGAAAAGATACTTCCTTCGTGTATATAATTCTGAAGGTGTTCAATATGCAGAACCTAAACTAAAAGTAACTGGTTTAGAACTAGTTAAGTCTTCTACACCTCAAGTTTGCAGGAAAAAACTAAAAGACTCTTTGAATATTATATTGGATGGTGACCAAGATCAAATCAATAAGTATGTCAATGACTTTAAAATTGAGTTCGAATCTCTTGAAACTACTAGTATAGGTAGACCATCTGGTATTAATGGTCTTAAGAAGTTCAGTGATAAGACTAATGTGTGTATCAAAGGTACTCCCATGCACGTACGTGGTGCTCTTTGGTATAACCATCTGATAGACAAATACAAACTATCCAAGACCTATGAAAAAATTCTTGATAGTGATAAGGTTAGGGTAGTGTTCTTGAGAACTCCTAATCCTATTAATCAGAATGTAATATCTATTAAAGATAAGATACCCGAAGAATTTGGATTACAAAAGTATATTGATTATGATACCCAATTTGAAAAGGTATTTGTAGACCCCCTTCAAATCATGCTTGAACCTATTGGTTGGAAATTAAATAACTCGGCAAACTTGGATGACTTCTTTGGATAATATTAGAATAATTAAGACTGGAATTAATGTCTCAAAGATATTAAAACAACTTGACAAATACCCAAATGATTGGGGTGCTCAAAAGACATTAGAAGGATCAATGTCTATGCTTGATAGAGGTTTTCCAGAAATTCAAGCAGGAGTACTTCAATTAGTAATGGGTGGAGTAGAAAACCTTGATCAATATGTGGGTGATACAGATATCTGTATAGAGACTCCTGCCTATAAAAGACATACTGAAATTGTAGGATTTTTGAAACGTCATTTCAAATCCCATAGTCGGTGTGGATTTCTATCTTTACCTATTGGAGGTATTGTAGGTAAACATATTGATATTGGCGATTATTATTTGACTCGTGATAGATATCATCTATCAATCCAAGGGACTTATCGATATTCAGTAGGAGATGAGTCTGTCATTGTTGAACCTGGAACTTTATTATGGTTCAATAATAAGTTAGAACATGGAACAGAAAACCTAGGTGATTGTGTTAGAATTACTTTTGTATTTGATGTACCTCACTCTAAAAATAATCCATAACAGTTTACAAATTGTAAATTGTATATTAAAATAGTAAGATAAATTAACAAATGAGGTAATTAATGAGTGCATTATTAGAACGAATTAAAAAGAATAGTACGATTAAAGATTCTTCGATATTATCATCTTCAAAGTTCTTTACCAAGAAAGATATGGTAACAACTCCAATACCTGCTCTCAATATTGCCCTATCAGGTAGAATTGACGGTGGATTAACTCCCGGTCTTACATTATTCTGTGGGCCAAGTAAGCATTTCAAATCATTATTCTCTTTGATCCTTGCTAAGTCATATATGGATAAGTATCCAGAATCTGTACTAGTATTCTATGATTGTGAATTTGGTACACCTGAATCTTACTTTGATTCTCTTGGTATTGATAAAGAACGGGTAGTACATACACCTATCATGAATATGGAAGAGTTCAAATTTGATGTAATGCACCAGTTACAAGAAATCAAACGTGGAGATAAGGTTATCTTTGTTATTGATTCACTTGGTAATATGTCATCAAAGAAAGAAATGGAAGATGCTATTGAAGGTAAATCAACTCAAGATATGACTCGTGCTCGTCAGATGAAGTCTATATTTAGAATGATTACTCCATATCTAGTTAAGTATGATATCCCTATGGTTGCAGTGAATCATATCTATATGACA